ATGCTGGTAGTTGCTTTGCTAACTACGGTAGTTCCAGCAGGAATATGAGTACCACTGATTACATCACCTATGTAAATTTTCTTGATATCAGTAGCATTGATGCTACTTATTGTCGTACTGCCGTTAGAAACAGTTCCAGTTCCTGTTTCAGAAAACGAAACTAAACGTGAAGCAATATCAGCAGAACTAACAACGTTTGGATCACCAGCAGAGTCAGTAAGAGAAGGAGTTAAATATTTACCAATAATTACTGTGCTGTTATCAAGTTCAACAGTGATTGAATATTCAGTATCGTAATCAACCAGCTTTACCCATACTTGAGCTTTGATGGGTTGGTAGGCAGAACTGATAACTCCGATGTTATAGCGAGTCAGAGTTTCAGCAGGATCATACGCAGTCTTCTTTTGAATATTAGTTACAAAGACATAATCCTGAAATGACGTAGCCCTAAAACGATCCCGAGCACGACCAGATCCACGCAAGTAGCCAAGATTGGTGGAGCTGACGTTAGAGAAAGTTTGTTCAACAGGAACAACAGTAGGAAGGATGCCACTAATTGGTTCAACATTAGAAATGCCACTAACAAAGGTGTAACTGGATTCAACCGTCAAAGTTACGCCAGTTGTCGTAGCAGTTGCATTTTTGCTGAGAGTGATGCGAGAGCCAGCAGTATCAATATCAACAATGGTCGTTCCGCTAGGTACACCACTACCTGTTACACCAGCTCCGACAAACAAATCTGTCATGGAGCTTACAGACGTTACGACTGCAGACCCACTAGTAATATTGCCAGTACGCGAAACGGTACGGCTATCGTCAGCAATAATGAGGATAAAACGCTCACTGCTACTACGGTTATAGACAAAGACCCACGCTTCGTTCCACTTAATTGGGTTGGTAAGGGCAAGACTACCAGCGTTTTTAGTCAGCGTATCAATACGCTTTACAGGCACAGAACCTAGCCGTTTCTTTAAGCCCTCAACAAGGTCACAGTTACCGTTTTCAAGAACTTTGGCAAAACCAGGCAGCACAAAACTGTCAGCTTGCTGGTTAACACCTTTATTAAGCGGACCAATAATTTGGCTAAAAAGTTCTCGTGACATCAGCGGCTCAGAATATCAGGACCAAAGTTAGTGATCACACGGCCACCGTACATGTCGTCAGGACCGCTGATGTAGTTGTAGTTTTGAGCCATGTCTTCAGTACGCTTGAGGGTCTGAAGAGCTCGTTCTTCATCCTCTCCAGTGTACGTTTCAAGACTTGCAGAGGTCACAGCACGATTAGCAAACATCCGTGCTGCACGAATCGTGATGTACCTACGACCAGTCTCAGGAATACTGTCCCAATCAAGTTCTTCAACAATTTCAGCCACAAGGTCACTAGTACCACCAGTTATTGAAATACCAAGACTACCTCTCAAATCGTATGTATTTTTAACGCGATCAAAAATCCTAAGACCACGAAGGACAAACCTTTGAGAGGGGTAAGAGATCGGGTTAAACCGAATAGCAAGGGTGTTGCTAGGAAGCTGGGATTGACCTGTAGAAGCGTCCAGAGGAATGGAGTCATACAGCATCGTGTTCCAAGACCACCCAGCTCCTTGAACCTCACGGCTCACTTCATCCAAAGTACGCTCTGCAAGACTTGCATCACCAGTCAACGGAGCGTTAAGACTGTTTACAGGGGCTTCGCCAATAATGGCAAGAAGAGTGTTAACTGCACTGAGTTTACTAGTCGCCATTATTGCAACAAAAAAGGGGAAACATTTCTGCCTCCCCTCATTGTATTGGTAATTAACTAGAAGCTAGTTAATCAATACGGGTTGCCATCGGAAAGCAGGCTCACAGAGCACTCAGGACGCAGGATACCGTGACCCACGGCATAGCTAGCGACCATCATGGTGCTTTGAGTCATAGCCTTGTACTCAGAGCCCGTCATCTGCATCGAAACGTCCTTCAGGGACACAGTACCCACAGCTTCCTTGGTGAAGCAGAGGCCGAAGCAGTTAGCGATGGACGAGGTGTTGCCTTGCTCATCTTGGTAGTAATCATAGGTACCGGCGGCGGCTTGACCGTCAGAACCGTCACGACCATTGATGTAGTTAGGACGCTCACCACGGGTCACAGCAGACTGGTTGGATTGACCAACGTAAGTCTGGTTAGCGGTATAGCTATTGATACCCAGGTGGTTGGAGGTCAGCAGGCGGAAACCAGCCACAGAAGCCACGCGGTTCTGGTAAATGGAGCCATTGGCACCACCAGCAGCGTTGAAATCAGTGTTGATAGCACGGTCGCTGTTGAGCACGTCGTAGTAAGCACCAGGGCTCAGGACGCACACACGGCCTTCCTTGGGAGCATCCTTTTCATCAAGAGCCTGACAAGCTTTGAACAGGTTCTCAACGATCAGGTCACCACGGGCATTGCGGTCAGCAGCACCGTTCAGGTCAATACCGCTGAAGGAAGTACCACCAGGCATCGAGTTCAGAACGAACAGACGCTCACCCACTTGGAAACCAACGTCAGTACCGGTACCAATCGAACCAATCGGGTTGATCACGAAGGTGGCAGCACCGTTGGTAGGAGCAGTGGTGATCACACCGTAAGAACCAGAGTTCTCACCGTAAACCACTTCACCCACAGCCCAATAGGTCAGTTCAGCGGTCTGGAAGTTGGCGCTCAGGGTAATGGTGTTGGTGCTCACAGAAACGTAAGTACCACCATTCAGTTGGAAGCGCTTGGAATCCCAGTCCTTAATACGACCGTCAGACTCAGTAGCAGCCAGCAGGGTGCGAGCCAGACGCTGGTCATAGGCACGAGCCAGAGCGCGGCCAAGCTCGGTCGAATAGATCGAACGAACATCCCAGTGCAGTTTGGCTTCATCCAGGTCATAGATGGAAGCATCAGCGATCAGCAGGTCATCAATGGTGATGATCTTTTCGCCGATCATGCCTTTGTTACCTTGGCCGGTGATGAAATCACCAGGACGGTGGTAACGGCTAGAGAAGCGACCGGTGATCGGGAAGCTTGCGCTCTTACCCGAAGAGATGGTGCGCTTCATGGTCAGATCCTTGAAGATCGTCTCACGGTTAAACGTGGTCAGAACTTCGCCGGAAAAGATTTTGAGGAAGTTAGCGCTTTCGCGCTCAAAGTTACCGGAGGCAGAGCCAGCGTTGTATTGAACGCCATTAATACTCCCCAACCGGCTAAGAGATGCGTTGAGGTCAGGCATCGTTAGTTTGGTTAATGGAACTGTTTACGGGCGCTCGCATATCAATGTTGTTATCGCCTCAGCGGCAACAATGTTTACGTTCGCTAATAAAATATTAACCCCTAGGACCGAGAACGTCGCTACGGATTAATTTGTCCTGCACATCTTGGGTATAAGCAGGATCATTTAGATAGCGAGGATCACTCATAGCAGCCATTACTTCTTGGCTTGAACGGAACACATCACTGCTATTTGCAGAGAGCTTTCCACCAATCAGTTCAGGCTCATAGCCAGAGTTTTCTTGGAACGCGTAATACAAAGATTGCAGTGCGTTACGAGCTCGGTAGTAATCACCGCTATTAACTTCACGGTTGTAAGCCTCAAGCTCACCAGCTTCAAGGTTTTCCTTAGCCCATTGCTGGACTGCACTAAAGTTTTCTTCACCACCAATGCTTTCCAGAATAGTGGCTTCTTCATCCTGAGACAGAACAACAGGCTCTTCAGCAGTTTGGTCTTGATCAGCTTCAGGTTCACCCTCAGCTTTCTCATAACCAGTACGACCACCAAGCTTCTTCTCAAGTTCTTGGTAAGCCTTCAGCAAATCATCAGGGCTTTTGAATTTGCCACCAATGAGTTCTTGCTGTTGCTCTTGCTGCTCAGCCTCTTGAAGAGCTTGCAGATCTTGCTCGCTATAAGGCCCAGTTTCTTGAGCCAGAAAATTGTCAGCAATGACTTCCATGATCAACCGATCCGAACGGTCAGATCAGGATAGATCCAAACAGGTCGCTTGTTTTTAGCAGCAGCGACATACTGTTGATACACCTCAGGCTTTTTAGCCTTCAGCTCTTCAATCAGTTGATCCATTTTGGATTTAGGTTCCGCCTTTTTTGGAGCCTCAGAAACCTCCAGGGGTTCCTCCGCCAACGGCCTCTTGACTTGCCCGGATTGAGTCATTTTCAGCTTTAATGAGTGCGGCCTGTTTAGCAGGATCGTTGTTAGGATCTTGCGCGGCCATTTGTTGCTGCATCATCATAGCTGTTTGCTGTTCTTCAGCCATGAGATCTTCGTCTGATTTAATCAGTTTGTAAGTATCGAGACCATCAGAAGCAGCAAGGCGGGTGATCAGTTCACGACTATTAACGTAACGAGCCATGACCTCAGGACCCAGAGTGCCAGCAATGGTTTGCAAGAACTCAATCAGTTTGGCCTTATCGTTACCGCGTCCAAGAGCATCAAGACCAGTAGTGATCTGAGGTTTCACAACATCTTTAGGCAGCTTAGGCAAACGACCCTGACGCTCCATAAGAGCCATCTTGCGGTTAACAAGAGGAAGCTGCAGCTCAACGCTAAGAATTGAGTAGATACCACCCAAACCAGCTTCAAGTTCTTGAGCCACCATACGGATCTCTTCAGCCGTCACACGGTCACGGCCAGAGGTACCAGCTTGAATGGCGCTGTTAAGCAAGAACGCAAAGCTTAGTCGTTGTTCAATGCGAGCAATGGTGTTGAGAGCAACCGTAAGATCCGCCTGCTTTTGCATTTGCAGAGGAGCCACATCATTTGGATTACCCGCCACAATTGATCCATTGGCAGCCCGAGCAAGAGCATCAGGACGAGTAGTGCCGTTTGGATTGCAGAGGAAAATGATCTTGGCTGCAGCAGCAGAACCCTCAACAATTGCTTTAGACAGATACTCAAGGCTTTTCAGATCACCAAGAAGCTCCTCGCAATACCCGCGTCCGTAAGCTTCATGAGCTACACGGAACATACGAAGGGGAATCCAAGGACTTTTCTCAATAGGAACAGAACCGGTCTTGCCTATCTGTTTGTTGTAAGCCTCTTGATACCAGTTGCAACGATCCTTTTTGTAATCCCAAGTGACGTGGGTGTACAGAAAAACAGTACGGTCTACAAGTTTTCCTTCATTATTTTTAGGTGTAACTTTTTCAGGAAGAACTTCAGGATTAACTTCCTCACGCACCACAACCTCAAGGATGTTTCCTTCAGGATCGCGGTTCAATACAAAAGACTTAAGCGGATAAACCCTGGTACCAGTTTCAGCTACATACAGCAGAGCGTTACCACCAATAATCAAATGCTTTAGCGCTTCAAACAAAGCAGTCCGATCACCAGACTCTTCAATATCCCGCATGACGGAACGTTCCATCAAAGCCAGTTGTTGATCAAACTCTGATTGCAGTTCCTTGTAGTTCTCAAGCTCCCGCTTCAGCTTCATGTCGTCTACAGAGAGACGAAAGAAAGCTTGGTTAGGAGGCAGCAAAGCAATCAACAGTTTGCTAGCCAGGTTGTTTACGCCACGAGCACCAAGACCTTGGTAGGTGGTAGCGATTTTGGTGTAAAGATTTTTACCAGTACTACGGTCGTTATCAGTAATTAGAGTCGGCAGAGTGTACTTACTGCACTCAATTGCTCGATCCAGATAAATTGATTTCTCCGGCTCTAGTGCCGAATAACGAGCCGAAGCATTAGACATTCAAACCACCAGCCGCGTTAGATGAACCTGCCCCAATGCCAAGACCGGCAACAGGCGATTGTATTTCCAAACTAGTACGCATTGCAGCAGGAGTGCCAGCACGTTGACGAACACGGCTACCAATAGGAGGAGCTGCAGCTTGCTGTTGCTGAATGGCAGACGTAATCTTTTGCTGTTGCAACATAGCCGCAGCCGCCGTGCGTTGCTGAGACATTTGTTGTTCTGCAGTTTGACGAGCGATCAAAGCTTGCTCTTGCATTGAAGCAGCTTGAGCTTGATACGAAG